CTTCTGAAGATATCAAGTCCACCACTGGTCAATACAACGCCAGTTTGGGTATGACATCCAATGAGCGTTCGGGCAAAGCTATTCTGGCTCGCCAGCGTGAGGGCGATGTAGGCACTTACCACTATGGTGACAACCTAACCCGTGCCGTGCGCCACGTGGCCCGTCAACTGGTGGACTTGATTCCCAAGATTTACGACACACAGCGCATCGCCCGAATCATTGGTGAGGACGGCGAGACCAAGATGGTCAAGATCAACCCTGACCAAGCCGAGCCGGTCAACAAGATCGTGGACCAAAACGGCGTTGTGATTGAGAAGATTTATAACCCTGGTGTGGGGAAGTACGATGTTGTAGCAACCACCGGCCCAGGCTACGCGACCAAACGTCAAGAGGCGCTTGAGGCAATGGCACAACTGTTGCAAGGTAATCCTCAACTGTGGACTGTGGCCGGTGACCTGTTTGTGAAGAACATGGACTGGCCGGGTGCCCAAGAGATGAGCAAGCGCTTTGCCAAGACGATTGATCCTAAGTTCTTGTCGGATGCGGATGAGAATCCAGCGTTGCAGGCAGCGCAGCAACAGATGCAAGCAATGGCTCAAGAAATGGAGCAGATGCACCAGATGATCACTAACGTGGGCAAGTCCATTGAGATGCAAGACCAGCAGCGCAAGGACTTTGAGGCAGAAGTTAAGATGTACGAAGCCGAAACCAAACGGATCAGTGCAGTGCAGGCCGGTATGAGTGAGCAGCAAATTCAAGACATTGCAATGGGTGTGGTTGCAGCGGCTATGGAGTCACAAAGCATGATGAACCAGATGCCTGAGATGCGTGAGGAATCCATGCCAATGGAGATGATGCCACCAGAAATGCCACCAGAACAAATGATGCCTCCACAAGGAATGCCACAATGAAAGCAAATGAATTTTTAGGCTTGCTGTTCTTGGCGCGGGATGTTGCACATTCCGTGCACTTAAACACCCGCAGCTTTAGCAAGCACGAAGCGCTCAACATCTTCTACAACCGCATCATTGGCGCGGCTGATGACTTTGCCGAAGCCTATCAAGGCCGGTACGGTTTAATTGGCCCGATTACCTTGAATTCGGCCAAGAAGACGGCTAACATCACTGAATTCTTGCAGGACTCACTTGCTGAAATTGAAGCCGCAAGATACGATGTGTGTGATAAATCTGACTCATCGCTTCAACAATTGATAGATAATATCGTTGAGATATATCTTCGCACGCTGTACAAGCTCAAATTCTTGGCATAAGGAAACATGATGGAACTTTTAAAACCTCTTAACAAAACTGATTTTCCTGCCTTTTCTGTGTCTTTTACCGGCTCGGCGGGTAACACTTCTACATGGAACGCTGGCCCTCAAGGCGTAATGGTTTGGTCTGACCAACCCTGCTTTGTAGAAGTCGGTGAAGGTGCTGTAGCCACGACTGCCAGCACACCAATCCCTGCCTTCACACCTATTCCATTTGCAGTGCCAATCACTGTTAGCGGCGCATGGCGTGTAAGCGCCATTCAAGTGTCCACTGGCGGTATTGTGTACGCCAAACCGATAAACAAGCAATGAGCTACGGCGTAGCCCTTCGCAATAGCATCGCCCTTGGATTGGGCGGGATCATATCGTTGTTTGGTGGGCGCGGTAGCGAACAAGCGCAGAGCAATCTTCTTACCGAGTCCTCCGACAACCTCGTGCAAGAGGACGGTGGCTTGATTCTTTTGGAGTGACCTAAATGGCCGTCTTTCTTTCCCCTGTGGGCGGTGCTGCGGCCCAATTCTTTACTAACAGCGGTATTCCGTTAGCTGGCGGTAAGTTGTACACCTATGCGGCAGGGACTACAACGCCTGCGGTAACTTACACATCTTCCAGCGGCGCTACAGCCCACACCAACCCCATTATTTTAAATTCGGCGGGCCGCGTAGCTACAGGTGAAATTTGGTTAAACCCACCACCGTACAAGTTTTTGCTGAAAGACAGCACCGATGTTCTGATTGCCACTTATGACAACATAAGCGGAATTGGCGCTGCAAGTTACCAAGTAGACAATTTTACGGGTACTGGATCGCAGACGGTATTTACATTAAGCGCAGCGTCATTGGGCGAAAACTTCACGTTTGTTTACATCAATGGTGTGTATCAAAACAAGAATACATACACGGTCAGCAGCACAACGCTTACTTTTTCACAAGCACCACCTCTTACCTCACTCATTGAAGTGATGTTTAACTGATTGGATTAATCATGGCCGATACCAAAATCTCCGCACTACCCGCTTCCACCACCCCGCTAGCGGGAACGGAAGTATTGCCTATTGTTCAAGGTGGCGCGACCAAACAGGTGTCTGTTGCCAATTTGACCGCTGGCCGTGCAATCAGTGCAACTCAACTCACTTTGACTACAGGCAACGTGATTGTTGCAAGCGGTCAAGGCATCGACTTTTCTGCCACACCAGGCACAGGCACAAGCGAGTTGTTGGCTGACTATGAAGAAGGTACGCATACTGCGACCGTTACCCCAGGAACAAGTGGAACTGTAAGTTTGTTGGCTGGAAATACTCTGCTTGCTTATACTAAAGTTGGACGGTTAGTTACAATAACAGGAAACATCGTTGCAGATGTTGTAGTGCTTCCAATTGGATACTTTGACATTTCTTTACCGTTTGTTGTTGCTGATTTACCTGAAGTATCAGGAAGAAGTGCGGCAACAATAACTATGCAATCAACGGTTTTGTCAAACATATCCGATTTTGTTTCAATAATGCCTGAAACTTTATCCGTTATAAGAGTTTATCTTGGTAATGCAAGCACAGTGCAAGCAACTTCTGCTCAACAGATAAAACAATACACAGAGATGTTCATTTCTGCATCGTATTTCACAACATAACAAAGGAAAACAAATGTCTTTAACAAAAGTTTCCTATTCCATGATTAATGGCGCGGTAATCAATATTAATGATTACGGCGCAATAGGTGACTGGAACGGAACGACTGGAACAGATAATACGGCGGCTATACAAGCTGCTATTGATGCTTTAGCTCAAGGTGGGACACTATTTATCCCAGTTGGATATTACAAGTTTTCATCTGTGAGCACTACAAAAGCTATTTGTATTCGAGGGCAGGGATTTACGAACAACAAACAGTCTGTCTACGGTAGTTCCGATTGGACAGATTTAGCAAATTTTGGCGGTTCTGTTCTTATTTCCACGGCAGCGAGTGGCGATGCCATTTCAATGGGCGCTCAACCTGTATTGCATAATTTTCAGTTAAGTGACTTTATGCTTGTTGGACCCGGATCAGGAACGGCAACAGGTATTCACTTGAACTACGGCGTCGGAACATACGTTGAAAATGTATTTGTCGGAAATTTTACAACTGGTTGGAACATCGAAAACAGCCAAGATGCCACATACAACAAAATTGTCGGAAAAGGAAATAAAACAGGCTTGATTTTGCAAGGTGCTGCTATTACCAGCAATCAAACTGTATTTATTAACCCCGAGTTCCAGCGGTATGAAGTGTTTGGAATGAACATTGCTGCTGCTGCTATGGTGCAAATACTAGGTGGTTTGTTCCAAGATGCTGTCAGTGGTATAGCATTGGCTATTGGTGTTAACTCAAGTTATGCGGCAATTAAAGGTGTATGGTTTGAGAATAGTTCTGACGCAGTGGCATTAGACATAAATGGGACTGGCGCAGTAATCGAAAATTGCTATTTTGCCAACAGGCTTACAGACAACATTAACGTAAGAGCAACTGCAATTCAAACTAGATTATTGCATAATCATTTAGCTTCTGGTACTGCTCCTGCTCCCAGTATTGATATCGACACGGGTGCGCTATCTACTTTTGTTTACGATTCCACACCTTCAGCTAATGGAACATTTACCGACTTTGGCACAGGAACAATATACGTTGATTTGTTAAGTAACTCCTTTAACCAACTTGTTGGCAGTCGTTCAGTAAACGGCACCGATACTATTGGTGGTGTTCCAACTGCGGCGGGAACAGCCCAAAAGATTACAAGAAAAGTTACCGGGATGATTGATGCCGCGCCTAAGTTAAATGCTTTGGCTGTCGAGATTCCAAATAGCGATCAAAGTTGCGTTGTGAAATTAACTGCTCTTGGTTCACTTGGCGCTGGCGGCGCTGTTGGTGCTGATGAAGCATCGCAATCTGTTTCTTGCGACATTGTTATCACGAGAACAACGGGCACAAACATAGCAGTTACTCAATCTGCATATTATGGGTCAGCCGCATCTAATGTTGCTGGGGCTACAACTTGCACCACTACTGTTGATACTACACTTGTTGTCGGTGCAATTGGAGCAACGCAAATTGTTTTTATTAGACCGACCGTAACAAAAGGTGGCGGCGGCTCAGATAACCATACAGCGGTTATGCTGGCAGAACTTGTAAATTCAAACACGGCTGGCGCTCATATTTATAAGAATTAATCTTTTGAAAGGAAATTAAATGGCACTTAAAAAGACAATTGCGACACCTCAAAAAATTGAGGTTTCTGACGCCTATCACAGAGTCGGCGATGTAACTATTAGCGGCAAAAACAGAATTATTTTTAAAGTTTTTTCTTTGAAAGATGATAACGCGCCGCCTTTTATGGCGGTAGATTATTCGCACGAATACGATATTCAAGGCGACAATCCAATTCGTCAAGCGTACAAACACTTGAAAACTTTGCCTGAATTTTCGGGCGCTATTGACTGTTAAACCGTACCAGTTCGGACAACTGGAAACCTTAATGTTGCGGTATATGCCGTAATTGGAAACAAGGAAACATCATGTTAGAAAAAGTTGTATCAGTTGATTTAATTGAAATTGTTGAAAACAGTTGCATTCAAGTTCGCACCAAGACCGCTATTCTTGAAGATGGCGTTGAAATTAGTAGCAAGTTCCACCGCCATGTTGTTGCCCCCGGCGATGACTACGCTGGCGAGGATGCCAAGGTGCAAGCCATTGCCGCTGCTATGCACACGGCTGAAGTGATTGCGGCACACAAAGCAGCCCAAATTCAAGCATAATGCTGAAAACACCGTATCGGCCAGGTTGACCGAGGAATCTTAGGATTCATTGAAATGACTGAAGAAGTCCAAGCCCTAGCGGAAGTAGACTCCGCGCCAACCACGGATGTGACGGCCACACCTGAAGTTGTTGAAAGTACGCCGGAAGTAGCTGAAACACAGCCTGCCAAGACATTCTCGCAAGAGGAACTTGACGCTGCTATTGGCAAACGCCTTGCAAGAGAGCAACGTAAGTGGGAAAGAGATCAAGCACAGCGTCAGTCTGAACAACAGACGTTGAGGGCCGCGCCAGCCGCCACCGCTGATCAGTTTGAGTCAACTGAAGCCTATGCAGACGCATTGGCTTATCAGAAGGCAGAAGAACTGATCGCCAAGCGTGAAGCAGCAAAGCAGCAGTCGCAAGTTCTTGAGAGCTATCACGATTTGGAAGAAGAAGCGCGGGGCAAGTACGATGACTTTGAACAAGTCGCCTACAACCCAAAGCTACCGATTACAAACGTGATGGCAGAAACGATCCAGTCTTCGGATGTCGGTCCTGAGTTAGCGTACTACCTCGGTTCCAATCCAAAGGAAGCAGATCGAATCTCACGCATGACGCCCTTGAGCCAGGCGAAGGAAATTGGGAAAATTGAAGCCAAATTGGTTTCTTCGCCCCCAGTTAAGAAAACTACATCTGCGCCATCACCGATTTCGCCTGTCACTGCCCGATCCATTGGATCACCGTCACACGACACTACGGACCCACGGTCTATCAAGACCATGACAACTTCGCAATGGATTGATGCCGAACGCAAACGACAGGTAAAGAAGTGGGAAGCGCAGAACCGCTAAAACTTTTTGAAAGGACTTTAAAATGTCTAACAGTATTCTGACCATTGACATGATCACACGGAAGGCGCTCGAAATCCTCGAGAACAACCTTGTGATTACCCGTAACGTGAACCGCCAGTATGACGATTCTTTCGCTGTTGAAGGCGCAAAGATTGGCTCTACACTGCGTATCCGTTTGCCCGACCGCGCTTTGGTAACTGACGGTGCCGCCCTGCAAGTTCAGGATGACAACGAACAGTTCACCACCTTGACCGTTGCCAGCCAAAAGCACATCGGTGTTAACTTCACATCTGCTGAATTGACCATGCAATTGGATGACTTTGCTGAGCGTGTGCTGAAGCCTCGTATCAGCCAGTTGGCTTCCAGCATTGACGCTGACGTTGCCAATGCGTACAAGTCTATCGGCAACACCGTTGGCACCCCTGGCACCACTCCTTCAACTTCTTTGGTCCTCTTGCAGGCCCAACAGAAACTGAATGAGAATGCTGCCGTGATGTCTCCACGTTACGCGACTGTAAACCCTGCTGCTAACGCTGGTTTGGTTGAAGGTATGAAAGGTCTGCTTAATCCGACCGACACTATCTCCAAGCAATTTCGCAACGGCATGATGGGTACTGGCGTGTTGGGCTATGACGAAATCAACATGTCTCAGTCGATCAAGCAGTTTACAACTGGTTCACGCGCACCGATTACTGGCAATTCTGTAACCACCACCGTGGCATCTGAAGGCGCTACCAGCATTGCTTTGACCATTGGCTCTGGCCTGACAGTTAAAGCCGGTGACGTGTTTACTGTTGCTGACTGCTTTGCTGTAAACCCACAAACCCGTGAATCCACTGGTTCGTTGTTCCAGTTTGTAGTTTTGGCCGATGCAACTGCGGTTAGCACTGCTATCACTGTG